GATAAGTACCAAGCTACAGATGTTATTATTGATTCTGGACATGGGACAGGGTTTTGTATGGGCAACATTATGAAGTATGCTAAACGCTATGGTAATAAAGAAGGTCGTAACAGAAAAGACTTATTAAAAATATTACACTATGGTATAATTATGTTACACATCCATGATGAAACAGATAAATTTTTTAAGACAGGAGAGTAATGGTAGATAAAATTGGTAAGAAAGAATACTTAGGTATTCAAATAGATTATAACAGAGAATCTAATCTAGATAAATTTAGTTTAGATACCTTGAGAGATAGATATTTTTGGAAGGAGGAAACACATGCTCAAGAAGCTTTGGCAAGGGCTGCAGTCTTTGCTGCCACATATAAAAACAACACAGACTTTGAGTTGGCTCAGAGACTTTATGATTACAGTTCCCTACATTGGTTCATGTTTAGCACTCCTATCCTTAGTAACGGAGGAACCAGTCGTGGTTTACCTATCAGCTGCTTCCTTAATTATGTACCTGACAGTAGGACTGGGTTATCTTCTCATTATGATGAGAACATTTGGTTGGCAAGTGCAGGTGGAGGCATCGGTGGATATTGGGGAGATATCCGTAGCAATGGGGTATCTACTTCTAACGGCAGTAAGTCTACTGGTTGCATACCATTCATGCATGTGGTAGATTCACAGATGTTAGCCTTTAATCAAGGGGTTACAAGACGTGGTAGTTATGCTGCTTATCTTGATATATCACATCCTGAGATTGAAGAATTTATCAACATGAGAAAAGAATCTGGTGGTGATATAAATAGAAAATGTTTAAATCTACATAACGGAGTCAACATAACCAATGATTTTTTACAAGCTGTAAAGAATGATGAAGACTGGAGATTGATTGACCCTAAAACAAATAAACCGGTAAGAACTATTAATGCTCGTGCCTTATGGTGGCAACTAATAAATGCTAGAGCAGAGACCGGTGAGCCTTACATGATTAATCTAGATATCTGTAATGAGCATTTACCAAAGTCACAAAAAGATTTAGGACTAGAAATAAAACAAAGCAACTTATGTTCAGAAATAACACTAGCTACGAATGAGGAACGAACAGCAGTCTGTTGTTTATCTAGTGTTAATTTAGAAAAGTTTGACGATTGGAAAGATAATAAACAATTCATTCCTGATTTAATTACTATGTTAGATAATGTTATTCAACACTTTATTGAACAGGTTGTGGATGTTGAAGCACTGGGAGAATACAATGCCAACTATAAAAGATTTACAAAACACATCAAAGAAGAAAAAGAAGGTTATGTCAGAGCAGCCTTCTCAGCCTACAGAGAAAGGTCAATCGGTTTGGGAGCAATGGGTTTCCATGCCTATCTCCAATCTAAAGGAATACCTTTTGAAGGGATGTCAGCAACTGGAATCAACTATCAATGTTTCAAATACATCAAAAGCAAAGCTCTCAAAGCAACTAAAGAACTTGCAGACAGACGTGGTGCATGTCCTGACTCAGGCAGTAACAACATTCGTAATATGCATCTTCTTGCTGTTGCTCCTAATGCCTCTTCTAGTATTATTTGTGGGGGGACATCTCCTTCGATTGAGCCATATCGTGCTAACGTTTATACACACAAGACTCTCTCAGGCACTTACCAAGTTAAGAATAGGTACTTAGAAAATGTGGTTAATAAAAAGAAACTATCTAAAGATGAGAAAGAAAAACTATGGAAAGATATTTCAGGAAACAATGGTTCTATTCAACATCTAGATATTTTTACAGATGAGGAAAAAGAAATATTTAAAACTGCTGATGAGATAAATCAGATATGGGTAATTGAACATGCTTATAAAAGACAAGAGTTTGTTTGCCAAGCACAGAGTGTAAATCTATTTTTCAATTTGCCAAGTGCGACAGCACCTCAAGATACTCATACAGACTATATGCAATATATTAATGATGTTCATTGGTATGGTATGCATAAACTAAAATCACTTTACTACTTCAGGTCAAATGCTGCAAGAGCTACTGAGAATGTAAATGTGAAAGTACCTCGTATCAAACTTGATGAGGTTGATTGTATTGCTTGTGAGGGATAATGGCAGCTAAGTGGAATAGTGGTACAACTCATACTTCTGTAACAGGAATAAGAGGTAAGAAAACAAGTCAAGGTAGAAAGAACTTAGCAACTTCTACCATGAATAAAAATTATAAACGTAACTTTAAAAAATATAGAGGACAAGGAAAATGAGTTTACTAACAAAAAGAGAATATTACAAACCTTTTGAATACCCTTGGATGTTTGACTACTATGTCTTACAGAACCAAATGCATTGGATGCCGGAGTCAGTACCTTTACACACTGATGTTAAAGATTGGCAAGACTTAACAGACAATGAAAAGAATTTATTAACACAAATCTTTAGACTGTTTACGCAGTCTGATGTGGATGTTGGTGAAGGTTACACCAATAAGTACATGAGGCTATTTAAAAAACCTGAAGCAAGAATGATGATGACTTCTTTTGCCAATATGGAATCAATCCATCAACATGCTTACAGTTTATTATTAGATACAGTTGGAATGCCAGAAGCAGAATACCAAGCCTTTGCTGAGTATGAAGAGATGGCTAACAAACATGATTACATTGGTAACTTTAAACCATCTAAAGCAAATAAAGAAACGATTGCCAAAACTTTAGCAGTTTATTCTGCATTTACTGAAGGACTACAACTCTTTAGTAGTTTTGCAATTTTGTTAAACTTCCCAAGGTTCGGTAAGATGAAAGGTATGGGTCAAATAGTTACCTATTCCATTCGTGATGAATCATTACATGTGGAAGGAATGACTAAAGTCTTTAGAGAATTTATCAAAGAAAACATTTCTATCTGGACTGACGATTTCAAAAAAGAAATCTATGACATCTGTCGTAAGATGGTAGAACTTGAAGATAGATTCTTAGACTTAGTATTTGAGATGGGAGACATCGAGGGACTAACAAAAGAGGATATGTATAAATATAATAGATACATAGCTGATAGAAGATTATTGCAGTTAGGATTGAAAACTAATTATGACCAGAAAGAAAATCCGCTGCCTTGGTTGGATGAAGTCATGGGTGTTGAACACCAAAACTTCTTTGAGGGTAGAGCCACTTCATATATGAAAGCAGGACTAAGAGGTAAGCAAGATAAAATTACATTTAGTGATATTGAATAATGGACCAAACAAGAGAAGCAAATATTTTATCCTATAGAATATTGTTTGATGAGACTGGAAAATTAATTACAGAAGTTTCCGGTCTACCTTTAAGAGATGTAAATAAAGTTTTTTCTGGACACGAAGCTAAGATTATGGAGACAATAATTAAGCAAGGTCGAGAAAAATTAGATAAGATTCATCATTATCTTGAAGGTGAAATAAATGCCATCAAAAATTAGGATTTTTAAAAAATTTACCTCATAGAATCGCCTGTAACGAATTCTTTTAAGGTAAGGAATGGTATTAGTCTAATAACTAAAACTTTTTCTTAGAGAAGCTCTCAAGCTCTCCTAAAGGAATTGCCCTCTTTCGAGGGCTTTTTCTATTAAGAAATCTTTATTTTAACAGGTTTTTTATCCTCAGGGATAATTCTTTCTAAAATTATAGAAAGTAACCCGTTATTTAGTTTAGCTTTTTTAACTTTGATATCTTCTGCTAGATTAAAACTTCTAGTAAAAGAACGATGTGCTAAACCTTTATGAAGAACATCTTCTTTTATCTCATCTTGTTTTCGATAAGATATGGTTAGTACCTGTTCTTTTAATTCAATATCAATGTCTTTAGCCGATAAACCAGCTAATGCCATTTCGATTGTATAGATATCTCCATCTCTATAAAGATTATAGGGTGGATAAGATTGCGACTCCCTTTCAAGATTTTGAAGTCGTTTGAACATTGTGTCAAATCCAATGAGGGATTTGTGAAAAGACGGATTTGTTAAATCCAATAGAAATTTACTTGTCATATTATACTCCTTATTTAAGCAAGTTAATTATGCAGTATGTAATTTACCCTACTGCTCCTATTATTATACTATTTTTTGACAGATTTGTCAAGAGGTAAAGTAAATATTTTTATTGCCTTAGCTTTGCCTTTAACTTTAATACTTGGCAATTTATTTAATTTGTAAGATGAACCTAATGCAGTTTGCTCACCTATGACTAAATCTTTTTTAACTTCTTTTGTAGAACTCTCTAGCCTTGCTGCTAGATTAACTGCATCACCTATGGCGGTATAATCGAATCGTGTTGCTGACCCCATATTACCGACTACTGCTTCTCCAGTATTTATTCCTATACCAATCTCAACTCCTAACTTTGCTTCTTGCATGTCGTGTAGTATTTGAGTGGCTGTTCTTATAGCTCTATCTTCATGGTTATCTAAATCCAAAGGTGCATTAAAGATAGCCATCATAGCATCACCAATATATTTATCGACCATACCATCGTTTGCCTTTACTGCATTGGCTTGAATGGTCAAAGCTTTATTCATTATTTCAGTAACTTGTTCAGGTGGTAACTGTTCTGACAAACTTGTAAAACCTCTCACATCGGTAAACAAGAAAGTACATCTTCTTTTTTCGCCACCTAGTTTTAACAACTCTGGATTATCTTGTAGTTGTTTAACTTGTCTAGGGTCAAGGTAATGTTCAAATTGTTTTTTAATCTGTTGTCTTAGTTTATATTGCTTTCTAAAGTTTAAATAAAATTGTTGTGAAGCGATTATAAAAGTTGCAACAAGTGTCCAAGTTACATCAATTAATAAATTTTGTGAAATGAGGTAAAGTCCTAAATAGCTGATAGCAGTCTTGTAAATTGTAACTAAGGTCAATCCTAAGGTGATACCTAAATAATTGATTAGAGCTGCAACTACGAATCCTGAGACTACTAATAACATTAGTTCAACTACTAATCTATAGTCTGGAATACTTGGTGTCTCTAATAAAATAGATTCTGCAAGTGCTGCTTGGATTTTATGAGGCTCTAACAAACCTGCAGGAGTTGCAACTTGTGGCATGATACCTTTAGCTGTAAAGCCAACAAAGACAAACTTACCTTCAACATCTAAGTCTCTCATATTTGTTTGTGGAGTATCAACCCAACTAATCCATTTTTTACCGAGACTATCTGTAGGGATAGGAGGGATACCTTTTACTCTTATCATCTCAATACCATTTTCATTGGTTTTGATTTGATAAGTGTTACCACCACCTAGTATCTTTAATACTTCTGTACCGAAGGAAGCTACCCAGCCCTCGGGGGTTTGTTGTATGAGAGGAATTTGTCGGACTAGGTTATCGACATCAACAGGGACTGAGATTGCTCCTTGAGCAGATGCTTCTTTCAGTACGGGAATATTTTCTAAAAAACCTTGAGCCTGTGGTAAGGTAACATCAGGACCAAGTATAACAGTGCCATGAGTTTCTGGATATTTGTTATTATCTACTTCAGGCATACCTACAACACTAGGAGCTAAGCTGAGCATATAAGCAAAGTTATCATCACCACCTAATCTATCAGGATGAGGAAACAACATAACCCAACCAACACCTAACGCACCTCTGTCCAATAATTTATACTGTATATTTGCTAGAGTTTGTCGAGGTAGAGGATAACCGCCTTGGGCATTAATATATGCTTCATCAATGTTGAGGATGGTAAAGTAACCTGTAGGCTCTGGAGTCTCAATAAAGTAATCAAAAGTTTTGAGCCGCATTATCTCCAGAGGTGGAGCATTAAACACTAGAGGTAGTGTCAAGAAGAATAATAATATACTAGCCCACTTCACAATTTCTTACAGCCTTTGGCTTTAGCTCTTCTTTCAACTCTAAAATTACTCTGTACAACATAAGCACCTAATATAGTTGAAGGTAATAAATGTCTATCATCTAACTTATAAAGAGGCAACTGATTAATTAAAGATAATATAACTGTTTTAAATACAATAAGGTCTTTATCAGTAGGTTTTTTTGGCAGTAAAGGATTTATTTCATACACACAGTTGTATTTGATACCTCTTGAAGTTGTATAGACATCTAGTGCTTGTAGGGTATAAAAAATACCCCAATGTAAAGGCTCTATTTGATGGTCATTATTAAAAGGTAAATTAAGAGGTTTATATCTATCATCGTAATAAATATATTTTTTAGGTTTGACCTCTTCTAAGTAAGGTGCTTTTGTAATCTGCCAATATATATCAGGCTTATCCTGAAGATTGCTTGATAGTAATGGAAGAGTTACCACCGCCATTAAGAGTAAGAGTAACTGCTTTGCCATCTTGTATAATTAAAACTGTATAACTGTTACCGGTATCTAAGTCCAACCTCACTGAGCTTTCTACCTGTCGGTAAAAGGTTAGGACTGAATCCGTAATAAATGTATTAACCTGTGTGGTAGCATCGTAACCAAAGGATGTACCTTTCACATCTATGTCGCCTCCTGAGAGCTGATTCTTTTCCAGCTCATCAGCTTCTTCAAT